CAAGGTGTCCATGCGGCCCTTGATGTAGTCCACGCCCATCTTGATGGCGTAGGCCGTGCCAGCGAGCGCGGCAATGCCAACCGCAAGGCTTCCAAGCGCAACGCCCATCGCACCACCACCAAGCCCTTGCGCCGCCGAAATGCCTCCGCTAACGATCTGCCCCGCACCGCCACCAGTCGCGCCAGTTCTAATCACATCTCGCAGCGAGCCGATGTTGGAAATCGCCTGTTGGATTGCGGACAGCGTAGACGCATTGGATGCGCCACCGCCTATCGCACCTGCACCGCCACCGACAGCCCCGCCAGTCAGCCCGCTAGTGACCATGCGGAGGTCAATATGTCCCAGAGATTCGTCAGCCATCGGCCATGATCCTCACAAATGAACGCATCGTCGCGGACGCACTCACAAGCCCGGTCAGGTCATCGTGCGTGCCTGCATCCAGTTTCATCCACACTTGCTCGCTGCTACCCGAGTTGGGCACATAGCCGATCAAGGCTTCGGCGGCAGCGTTGGCAGTCAGGAACGCGCTCTTATTGTCCACAAGGCTTTCCGTCATGCGCTTGGCAAAGTCGTACTCGACCTTGACCACGGCATGCACTCGGTAGTCGATGAGCGACACATTCAAGCCAGACATGTCGCCCGCAGCCGACAGGCTGATAGGTTCGATCTGAATGTTCGGAACCGCCGAATCCTGTAGACGCAACTTGTCAACCACGAACACGCGATTCCCGGCGTAGGACAGTTGCGTTGCAATCCGTCCCGCGATAGCGGAGAAGAACGCACCGAGCGTCGTGCTAGCGGTAATGCTGCTCACGGGATGACGCTGTTTGTGATGCTTCCCGGCGATGCGGTCGGCAGTTCAATCCCATTAGCGAACGGGGCGAAGAACCGCTCGGTGTAGGTCAGCACATTCGACTGGTAGTTGTTGGAGATTGCTACGGTGGCGTAGTCGCCAATTCGCCAGTCCGTCGCGCCGCCGATGATCTGGATGAACTGGCCATTCGTGCCAGCCTGCGGAGGCACGAACACGAACGCGCAGTCGATGGCCTTGACGCATCCCACATCCTGATCGAATCGCAACTCCACGGTGACCGTGGTTGCTGGAGCGTCGAAGGGCATGGTGTACGAGAACACATTCAACGCCCATGATGTGGTCAACGCTGCCGCATCCTGTTCGATGAGATCGCCAGTTGGCGTAGCCAAAGCCATCGCAATGTCGCGTGTAGATGTGCCGCTGATCTTCTTCGCCCAGAACCCAAACACGATGCGCTTGCCGGGGCCAAGCACAACTTGTGCGCTCGTCTGCACCGCCGTTGCTGCAACCGCTCCGCTGAACTGCAATGCCGACCCGTTTCGGAATGTGCCTGTCGAGAGTTGAGACAGCGCAGACGAACCCGTGACCGTCCAACCGTCCGGCACGCCGCCCGTGAAGGTGTCGAAGCCTCCATTGGTCAGCGTGTTCTTTGAGTCGTTGTAGTCGCTGCTCGCAAGCGTGAAGTTTGCTCCGCTGCCACCCGGCCAAAGGTTTGAGGTGACATCCGGCACGCGCAGACCGCCCGTGATCTGAAACACCTCACGGCCAGCCGTCGCTCCAGTCGTGGTATCGCTGATGCATTGGAAAGTGATTGTCTCGCTCGGCGACATCTGCGAAGGCGTGCCGTGGAGAATGATCTTGCCCGTGCCAACATTCGCAGCCGCGTAGGACACGCTGCCCTGCGTCACCACATTCTGATAGAGCGTGGTGCTGGCCGCTCGCATCTGTCGGTTCAGTTCCTTGAACGCCGGGATCGCGCTCTTGGGGATGTTGCCATTGTCAGCCGTCACCATCTCGGTCACGGTCTTGGTCGCGCCGCCGATGGAGTTCGTGATGCTGGTGTCTGCCGTCCGGGTCAGGTTCAGGAAGTAATCCAGCACGCCAGAAATCATGTAGCGCGTCGATGCGTCGTACTGACCGTCGAGGCCCGAGCCTGAAAACGATCCCGTCCCCTTCACGCGGTCTTGCAGCGCGGAGCGGGCATCAATCTGCGCTTTGGCGATGCCCATCAACTTGCCGATGCGGGCATACAGGGTTGAAAAACTAACGGTCATGGCTTCTCCTCAAGTCATTGAATGATGCCGCAATCTGATCCCGAACGCTAGGAGTTTTGCCAAAGAGCGTGGGCATGAAGCCACTTATTGAATCCTTTCCTCCGAACGCTAGGCCCACACCCTGCACGATGGGTACAGTCTTCCAAGCATTCGCAAGGCCAAGATTCATCATCAGGCCCAACGCCACCTCTGGTGGCAACTGCCAAGGAGTCACACCGTAGACAGCGGCGAATATCGCTACGGTGCGCCAGCGTTTCCCAGTTGCTTCAGACTCATCATCACTCGCAGCGCGAGCGCGTGGGCTTCGGCATTGGTCATCGCTTCGGCATCGCACACAGGACGCACCGCAGCCTTGACGGCATTGATGAGTTGATCGGATGTGGGGTTGTCCGTCGCACCCGCAAGGGTGAGTTCGGACAGAACCAGCAGCGCGTCGATCTTGAACGCCTTGTCGCCGACGGGGTATTCCTGAATGAACTGGTTTTCGGTCATCAGGTGATTGTATACACCGTACTGTCAGCCGCGTCTGCGTCCGGCAGGGCTTCTGCACGAACCACGATCCGGTTGGCCTTGTTGCCGAAGTCGGTGTGGTTGAGAGCCAGCAAGCGGCAACGGAACACCTCCACGGTTTTCTGTCCCGCTGCCGTGCTGTCTGGCAGCAGTTTGACGCTGAAGGTCGTGTCGCCCGTGATACCGGGCTTCAGAACCGAACCAACCTTGGGGTATGCGTAGGTTCCGCTTGTGCCGCCGTCGATGGCAGCAATCACACTCTCAAAGTTGGTGCGATCAATCAGCACCAGCGAGAACGAAACGGTCGCCTTTGCGCCCGTGCGGATGACTTCCGCTGGCATCGTGCCAAACTCATTCGTGAAGATGTCCACATACTGATATTCGCTCTCAATACGGAACAGGTCGTCGTTATCGCCGCGACCGACCGTGACGTATGAGCCGCCTGCGGCCTTCATCTGGATGGTGTGCGGGCCTGTGACTTCAAATGCTGTTGCCATTGGGATTCCTCCTGTTTGATTCTAACGCGCACCTAGAGCGCGAGCGATAGCGCGAGCCAACTCGGCCTTCGCGGCGGGTGGCATGGCGAAGATAGGGCGAGCCGGGACGGTCACGCCGTTCTTTGCATACATGAACTCTTTACGCTCCATAGCCTGCTTCTGCTTCCCCTCGGCCTTGCTCTTGGCATCGCCCTCTAGTTGCTTGATCCACTTACGCGCACCGCCACGGGCTGCGGCTCTAGTGAACGGAATCACATTTCCGCCGCTCGTCTTGAAGCCGTGATGCTGGAACACCGCATAGAGCGGGCCGCGCAGGAACAGACGCACGCCGTTCGGGATCTCCTGAATTGTCCCGTTCAGGCTTTGGAGCAGGTTGCCCGTGTCGGCCAGCGGCACTCCGCCAGCCCGGTAGTGTGGCAAATCGACCTGCTTGCGGTTCTTGCCCCGGCCCTTCCAGACCTTGATGGTGGCCGTGTCAGCCCACAGGCGGGCGTAGCCGCCCACATCCGCGCCTCGCGTGCGGATGCGCTGCTTGGCCTGCTTGACCAACACAAGGGCCACATTGGCCCCCTTGCTGCCCAGCCGTCGGACTAGTTCCTTGCCTAGATCCATCAATACGCCTGCGTGCGCCGGGGCGGGTAGAACGAGTCATCGGAGGCCATGTGCAGGCTTCCCCGCGTCGTAGACGATATGACCGACACAGAGGCCGTACCAGCCCCTCGGTTGGCATCCACGGCAAACACCCGCTTGCCGTCCCGGAGCGATCCTAGAGCCTCCTGCGCCCTATTAGCCTTGGCCTTGACGGACTCCGGCACATCGCCGCCGCGACGCTCAAACAGGAAGCACAGAGCCAGATCGGCCACCAGCCCGCGAAGCAGGGCGTTGCCGTCGGTCGCAAGGGCTTCCAGTTCTGTCACGGTGTAGGAGTTTGACCGGGTGGCTGCGCTCGCCACCTCCTCGCCTCCTCGGAGCAGGGCTTCCGTGATGATTGTGGACGACGACACCGTGCCGTCCGTATTGTCGTCGGTAGCCAGTTCCTTTAGCAGTCGCTCGTCGGCGTAGCGGATGAAGAGCGTGTTGGAGAGAAGTTGCGCCATTGCCATAGGTCAGTCCTCCATGAAATAGGGCCGCCCCGGTGTTAGCGGAGCGGCCCTGAAGTTGCAGAGTCAGAGCCGATTAGGAGTTGCTGTCGGCGATGTACAGACCGGAAAGAGCAGCCGTCAGGACGGTCGCGCTGTTGTCGGTCACGCTGCCACGCACGCGACGGTTCCACGGATCTTCCATCGTTTCCACGGTCATGTCCTCGTAGGCGAAGATGGTCGCCGTCGAGAACGACGGGCCTTCGTTGCCAACCAGACCGCCGGGACGGCTCACGAACACCATGCCGGGGGCCGAAGCCGTGCCGTAGAAGAAGCCGCGCGCATCGGTCGCACCCTTGCGGCTGCTGACGCGAACGGTGTCATCGACCACCACGCCACCCAGACCAAACAGGGTCTGCGGCAGCCCGTAAGCGGCGAAGGTATCGTCGCCCTTCAGGAAGGACAGAGCAGCGGGGTAGTTCTTCACATAGTCACGCACGCCCGCGCTAGTAGCCATGATGCGAGCCGTGATGGGGTTCACCACCAGCAGAATGTCCTTGGCAGACACCGCGCCGACCGTGTTCTGCACGATGCGCTCAATGGCCGCACGGATGATCTTCTGCACACCATCGGGATCGGTGGTGATGTCGGTGCTAGCCACCAAATCGCTTGCGTTGGCGTAGTAGTTCTGACCGCCACCGCTGCTGGTGTAGTTGCCGCTCGTGGTCAACTGCGTGGCCATACGCAGCGAACGGTGAGTCATCATCTTCGCCGCAGCGATGCGGGCATGACTTGCAACCACATCCCACTGGGCCTGACGAGCAGTCTCCTGCGGGATATGGAACGAGGTTTGGAAACGCTGGCAAGTGAACTGGTTGAACTCAAAGTCCGAGTTGATACCAGTCGGACGATCCTCACCGAGAGGCCACTGGAGATCCTGCGTGTTGACCACGCGAGCAGTTTCCTGCTCGTCGATCTTCAGGTAGTAGCCGCTCATATTCTGCACGGGCACGATCTGCGCGTACTGCGTGATGGGGAAGCGGTTGACGCTACGAGTGAACTCGATCTGGATCTGACCAGTCGCAGCGGAGAAGGTCGGGATGAAGGCGTTATTGCCGCCACCCGGAGCCACCGCGTAAGAGGAAGTGTTTGGCATTGTGTGTTTGCTCCTTTAGTCGTTGGGGTTGCTAGATCAGTAGGTACGCATGCCCGCAACGCGCTGGATGCGAATGATCGTGCCAGCCGCCGCGCTCTGAAGCGCGACATAGCCGTGGTAGCGAGTACCAGTCGTGGTCGTCGCGGTCTGGGCCTTGCCGTCACCATCCGACTCGACATACGCGCCGCGAGTGATGTTGCCGCTAGCCAGAACCAGCACCGTGCCATTGCCGCCAGCCTGAAGGGTGATCGGATCGCCCGAAGCAGCATGAACCACGCTTGCGGTTCCGCTGCTGAAGGTCTTGGTGCTGCCGTCGGTCACGCCCAGAATGGGAGTGGTGGCTTCCGCAGCCTGAAGGCCAGTATCGTCAGCCGAGGTCGAAGGCTTCACGAAGCGGAAGGGGTAGATGTCGCCACCCGCGATCAGTGCCGGAGTATCAGAGAATGCGCCCATTTGTCTTTGTCCTTTCGATTAGGCCTTCTGGCCCGTGTACTTTGCGAACAGTTGCTTGAACTTGGCGAGATCGCCAGCGGCCTCATGCACCGCACGAGCGGTCGCCACCTTGGGGTCGAGGGTTTCGCCACCCTCATCGGTCACAGTGTGCTGCGCCACGGTCGGAACATTCAGCGGCAGGCGGGCCATCGTGGCCTTCCAAAACGCGATCTTCGCGCCGGGGTTGGCAGCGTCCGACAGTTCCTCAACCATGCTGTTGCGAAACTTGCCACAGCGGTAGCCGTCGCGGATCATGGAATCGACTTCCTTGCCGAACCGCTCCAACTTCAACTGCTTCTCAAGTTCCTGCACGCGCGCGAACAGAGCCTTCGTGGACTTGTCACCCTTGCTCATCTTGGCCTTCCCGCCGTAGGCGGCTTCCATCTCTTCCTCGTCCTCTTCCTCGGCCTCGTCCTGATGCGATCCGATGTCCACATGCACGCCGTCGGCGAAGTTCTCTTCGTCCTCGTCGCCGTCCATGGGGCCAGCGAACTCCATGCCCTCGGCGGCCATCGCCTCGGCATTGGCCTCCTCGGCCATCTTGTCCTCGTCTTCTTCGACCGCACACTCCATAGCGGTAGCGGCCTCAAGAGCCTTCTTGGCCTCTTCGTCTGCCGCTTCCATCTTCTTCTTCTTCTGTGCCATGTTCTTCCTTTTGATATCTGCGGTCGGGATGAAGGTGTTCAGACCTCCACCCACGCCGACCATTTCACCAAATGAATCCTTGGAGTCAATAGAAACGCGCACCACTCCAAGAGGACGCTCAAAGACCACCTTTGAGCCGTGCTTCGTGAACCGAGTGTCAGGCAGCGGCCTGCGCGGCGTATCGCGACCGAGCAGAGCCACCTCCGACAGATGATTGTCCTTCCAAATCTCCGCGCTGCGGCGAGGGAATGCGTTGGTCGCCAGCAGCGAATCAAACGCCTCCTTCGGCATCTCCACATCGCCGACCACATAGGCAACGCCGTTGCGCTCTTCGTAGCGAACGCTTGTGATGTCGCCGACCGCCTCGGGCCGCGTGGGCTTTCCGTCCTTCTCGTGTTCGATGACGAGTTTGGGACGCGAGCCGCGCTGGATGAACTTCCCGGTGCGTGAAACAATGTCGCGCACCTTGCGATTGTCGTAGCCCTGCATGGCTTCGTCATCGTCCGAGTCGATGGACGGATCGAAGCCCATGAACAGTTCAAGGTTCTTGATGCGAACCTTGCCTTCTTCGGTCTTTTCAACGGTGTGGGATGCTGGCATGGTTATGCCCAAGTGAGACTCCAAAGGCAAACGCTTCCGGCTGGCGAGCGAGTCAACTTGAACACATCCGAGAAGTCGCTATCAAACTTGCCACCCTTTTCTATCGCCTTTGCAATTACCGAGTGATATCCGCTGACATCGGTTCCGGTGTTGTTTGCATAGAGACACGATCCGGGCTGTCGCGTGATCGCAAACCGCTCCTTGCGGCCCTTGCCGAAGTAGAAGCGATCCTCAACCCTGAAGGTCGCCTTCGCGCCGGGGCGGGAGGCAAGCATCAAGTGCCGCTCCTTATACTGCCCGATGTTTCGCTTTCGCTCGTTAACAAGGTGATACACAGGCTCGAGGTTGGTATCAATCCACAAGCCTGACACGAATCCAATCACATCGCCATGTGTATTCCTAACCTTATCGCCCACCTTGAACTTCGGTTCAGCCATCATGTCCTTCTCGCCGGAGCGGGAGGCAATCAAGCCCTTGCCACGCAGGCGATCACGAATCACGGAGATGTTCTGATGCGCCGCAATCTCGGGCATTTCTGGAATGCTCCACATGCCGCCCGTCGGCGTTTCGGTGCGGATGATCTTGATTGAGCGACCGCCCTTGAGTTGCAGACGCACTTCGTTTTCACTTGCCATTCTTCACCTCCACATTCCAGTAGCGTCCGATGGACTGCACCGGAGCCGTCGCGCTGTAGCCGTTGCTCGCCACGCGGCGAGCGAAGTTCCCAGCCACATCGCCGTCCTCAAACGAAATGACTAGCGCATTGCCGCCAGTCTCGACCGCACGCCATCCGCCCTCGGGCATCTGCTTCTCGGAGAGCAACTTGCCGAGCATGGGCGATGACGAAGCCGCCGCAAACCCCTTGCGGTCAAGGCTGGACGCATCGAACCGCTCGGGCTGGCCGGGGCGTGAGAACGATGATGTTCGCAAAATCTGCGCCAACACTCCTGATGGAGTGCCGCGCTTGGTCAGTTCTTCCTGAAGCGTCAAAATGTCGCTTCTGATTCCCGATGTTGGTTTCCCAAGGCTCTTGGTGTAATTGAAGAAGGTTGACAGACGGTAGGCTTCTTCCTTGAGCGCATCTGTTGGGATGTTAGCCCAACCCGCAAACCGCTCGGGCTGGCCGTGCTTGCCGAAGTAAAACTTGTCTTCTGTGTTCATCGTTTGAATCCGGGGTCGGGGTAGTCGCCTCTGTCGATGATGCGTTGCCGGGTTGCGTTATACCGTGCAAGCGCAGCACGATCTAGAGTTTCGTCCTTGCGGATGAAGCCCATACTCTTGGCCTCATCAAAGGTCACAGGCTCTAGCGAGCCTCGGCAGTTGAAGCCGTTGGGCGGCACAAGCCCCTGCGAGCGCATGTCAGCAGCCGTGGCTATGTAGCCATCCATCTGCCAATGCGATCCCGGATTCTTGCTCTTGCCCTTGGGGCGATACACGCCGCCGGGTGCGCCGCGCGTCCGGCTGTCGTGAATCTCGACCAGTCGCACAAGCGGAGCCCATCGCGCAACCGCTGGGCTGTCCATCGTTTCGGCTGTGGCTTCGTTGTAGGCCGTGGCGGTGTTCGTGCGGTAGACCGTCTCTAGACGAGCCGAGGTCATTCCGATGATGCCTTCGACTTGAGCCCTGCGGATGAATGCAGACAGGCTCCCGGTCTTCAGCCCCTTCGGGATGGACTGGTTCACCATGCTCTGCGCGATCAGGTCGCGGATGCGACGAGCCTGCGCGTCTGTCGCGCCCTTGACACGGAACGATCCGGACAGCGTGTCCTGAAGTGCTTGCAGCCGCTTGGATAGGTCGCGGATGGCTTCCCGGCTCTCGGCCTTGGCGATGCGCTCGGCCAACCGTCGCATCTTCGCCCGGATACGGCGAACCTCCAACCATGAACGCGGGATACGGTTCCTGAACGCCTGCACAGCCTTCCAGTACGCACCGGGGCCGAAGCCTGCCGACGCAGCCGCGAATGTCTCCGGACGCTCCTCCGGCCATTCCTCGGCCTCCCAGTCGGCTCCCTGCTCCTTGGTGGCCGCGTGGGCCTGCGCTGCGCCCGCTAGGGCCGTCAGGGTCATCACCTGCCCTAGCACCTCGCCGTACCGCTCCCACGCCTCGGCGGCATCCTCCGGCTCGTCGCGCACCTGCGCGGCTAGGGCCGCGAGATACCACCGCCGGACATCGGCTAGTCCGCGCCTGTAGATGCGCTCAAACTCCGTCACTTGCGACGGCGGGCCTTGGGCTTGCTGGCCTTGGTCTTGCTGCCGCGCTTCGCGTGCAGTTCGCCGCGCCGCTCCATGCTCTTTGCGATAGCCACCGCCTGATCCTGCGGATAGCCCTCACGGCGCAGCAGCGCGATCTTGTCGCCCACAGGGTCGGACTTTGCTGCCTGCTCGTCCTTGCCCTCGGCGCGATCCAGTTCGGCAGCCTTCTTCTTTGCCCACGACTTGCCCGCATCGCCGCCCCAAAGCAGCCACGCGATGTAGCCCGCGCTGTCCTCGCCCCAGCCCTCGCCCTGCTTGTCCACCTCGTGCCGCGCGAAGTACGAGTTCATGCGGCGCACGGTGCTAGGCGATACCGTCTTGCGGTTCGACAGGTCGCGTGCGCGAGCCACGCCGACTTCCGTGCCGCCCCTGCCGTGCTTGCGTCGGAGTTCCAACCCACGGGCAGCGGCCTCGGCTGCGCCCTTGGGCGGGGTCAGGTCAACATCGGATAGCGCAAACTTGTCCTTGCTGAACGGCTCTGCGTCTCCCTCCGGGCCTGCGTCACCCGGCTCGTCGCCCATCGGGCGCACATCAAGCGGCGGCATGCCGCCACCGCCCATGCCGCCTTCGGACGGAGCCTGAAGCACCATCTCGTCATCCTCCGGCTCGGCGAGGCCCAACACCTTGCGTGCCTCGCGCTCGCTGACGCGGCCACCCAACTTGGTGAACGCCTCAATCGCTTTCATGTACTCATCCGGGTTCGGCTTGCTCACGCTGAATGAGAACGACGGCGGCACGGCATCGTCGCCGAAGTTCATGCGGAACAGCGGCGTGACGATTTCGCGCGTGATGGTTTCGGCCAGCGCGTTGGCGATGTAGGTGACTTGGCGGTTGAGCGTCTGCGCGTGCTGGTCGCCGATGCTTGAGCCAAGGCCGCTCGACACCGCCTGCGAAGTGCCAGTCTGGCCGAGGATGACTTCCTTGATGTTCTCCGTCAGGTACTCAACCATCTTGGCGAACGCTTCTGCGTTGCCGCCATTTGGCTCCATGATGTTGATGCCGAAGCCCGCATCGCTGCCGTCTGCGTTCTTTGGAATCAGCACCGAGACATCGCCGAGCAAGTTCTGCATAGCCGACTCCATGTCAGCCTTTGCAGCCTCATTGCCCACGGGGTAATTGCCCACCCGAATGCCCATGCTGTATCGCTCAATGTAGGTCGCCCAGTTTTGTAGTGCGGCTTGCTTCAGCGACCAGTAGTACCAGACCAGATCGCGCATGCCGCGACCGAGGTAGGCGTTCTCTGCCTCGTATGGATCGTCAAAGTCCACGCCCTGTGGCTGGTAGGTGTGCAGCGCGATGGTGGCTCGCTGCTGATCGTCTAGCGGCAGAACGCGGCTATCCCAGCCGATGACCGTGCCATTGATCTTGTCCGTATCCGGGGCTGCGCCGCCGATGGTCTGCGTGTAGTAGCGCGGGCCGACCTTCAGGCCCAACTGGCCGAGTTCGGTCATGGTCAGGCTGTCGCCGTGGATCGGCATCCAGTCTCGGATGTAGATCGTCTCGCCCTGCTTGCCGAACACCATGTTGACCGCCGACCGCCCGTACCAGAGCGCGTCCAACAAGTGGCGCATCATGTCCGTGAAGCGCGGAGTGTTCTTCAGCAGTTTCTCCACGAAGGCAGCCTGCTCCGTGGCTTGCTCATCGCCCTGCATGTCGGCTGGAACCTGCACCGCCCACTCCGCGCACGCGACCGAGAGTTGCAACATGATGAGCGGCCCCATGATGTCGGGGTCGTAGCGCATCTGCCGCTGTAGGTTTCGATCCTTGCGAAACGCCAGCGAGCCTTGACGGAGGATCTTGTTGACGGAGAGGTAGTACGACCTCTGCATCTCGACCGGGGTGACGAGTGCTTGGAAAACGGGAGCCACTCGGATCTGGTCGCCGCCTTGAGTTTGGTTTGCGTCACTTGGCATTAGGGGTTGTTTCCGTAGAGCCGCCACAGTTTCGGCTTGGTGCTTGCGATTGTGGATGGCTTTGCCCGTGGATCATAACGGCGGGTTCGTGCATGCTCTAGCAAATCCACCACCGCGTCTACGGTGTCATCATGCTCCCCTGCGGGGAATCCAACGAGTTCATCCACGATTGGCTGCTGGGACGCTTCGACCCGGCCATCCGCTCGACACCGAAGCCGGAGCCGATGCTGCTCCACCATCGCCTGCGCTTCGCTCGCCCTCGTGATCTTGTCCTTCGTGCGTGCGACTCTCCGCACGGGTATGCGGGTGGACTGTTGGAGTTGCTGGCACAGGCCAGCCTGCGGGCCGTTGCCCTCGGCGATGATCTGCGCGACTCCTAGACGGTCGCAGGCATCCACGGCTCGGCGCAGGAACTCGGGGAAGGTCGCCTGCATGCGGAGGCATTCCAGCACCCACACATTCGCCTGCGCGTCCATCAGGGCGATGACGCACACGCTGTAGTCGCCGCTGCCTGTGGCGTTTGCGGTGAATGCCCAGTCAATCGCCGCAACCACCGTTCCGTTGGCGGTCGCATCGTGGGCAGGGTCGCCCGTGTAGTAGCCCCGCTCTAGCCACTCGGGCCGGAAGATCAGGCTCTCGTCCGACACGGGGATGAGTTCATAGGCGCGTGCGTAGCCGAGCGGCCCCATTTCGCGCCGCTGCGATTGCAGGATGTCCGGCGTGAATACCTCACCCCACGGACTCTCAAAGCCCCGGCACGGTCGCCAGAACAGCGTGCCGTCCTGCTCGCCTACGCGCTTCCATTCGGCGGTCAGATCGTCCGAGTGATACGGGGTAAACAGTCGCCAAGTCCGAGGCCGACCCGCGCTGAAGTCACGCATGGGTAGCCAGTTGTTGCGCCACGCCTCCTTTACCTTCTCGCGCTCTGCCGGGATGAGAACGGAGTTTCGGAGGTCGCACACATCGTCGCCGATCAGCAGATCGACGCGGCCACCTGCGCGTCCGAAGATGTTCGCAGCCTGCATCGTCGGATCGCGGTGCATGGTTTCCGACTTCACGATGATCTCGCTTGAGCCATCGTCATCAGGCTTGGGCTTGACGATCTGAATCTCGGGGAACACCTCGCGGTAGACATCAGAACGCATGATCTGCACCACCA